AATGTGTGGCTTTGACCGCCATGGCATCTCTCCCAATTGTCCCCTCAGCTGCGCAGAATGTAACCACGCTTCCAAGGGGTCGTTCTGCCTTACGCTGACTGGGCGAAGGACGAGACTTCGTCGACGGTGAAGGTGTTGGCCGCGCCATTGGTGCTGCCCATCACCTTGATCGTGTAGAAATCCGCCGCCAGCCCCGAGAAGGTCGCTGTGCGTTGCAGCGTGCCGTCCGCCAGGGTGATGTCCTCGACCACCGCAGCGGTCAGGTCCGCACCTTGCGCCGCACCGGTCAGCAGCCGGATCTCGCAATCATGGGCCACCTCATCAAAGCCCGACAGCTCGATGGCGACCTTGATCGACGCGGCCGTACTGCCGAGTGTTTTTTGGTCGGAGAGCCAGGTAAACGCGGTTGCACCGCGATTGACCTTCACCTCGCTCTCACTGATCGAGAAGCCAGGCATCAAGTCGGTTGTCCCCACAAACGTCGCCCGCAGCGGGAGAACCGCCGGCAGGCTCGACAGATCAGGGCCATCCGGTTCCTCGCCAAGCGGGACCCATGCGCCATTGACCTGGACCTCCCATTGCAGGCTACAGGCCGGCGGCACCGCCGTTTCGGTCAGGATATCAATATTCAGGACCCCGCCCGAGAGCTGCAGCGGTGTCATATCAACGGAAAGGCGGGGCTTTTCGAACTGCGCGAAGTAGAGGCGCATCTTCATGTCCTTGACGAGATTGCCCGAGAAAAACGCGCCATCGGTGCTGGCAAAGAACGTGCCTTGCACGACCACGTTGTCGCTGTCTGTCATCGCGACGTAGTGATCGCCCGAGGTGATCAGCAGCACCGCATAGCGCTTGCCGGCCTCAAGGAAGGTGGGTTCGATCGCGACGGGCGTCTCAACAAGCGCCGGCAGCCCGCGACTGCCTGACGTCACACCCGACTGGATGTCACCGACAGGCAGGGTGGTGCGCGAAACCACCGCGCCGAGATTTGGCATCCCGTATTCGGTCTCGCAAACGACCACCTCCACATCCCCGGTGCTGCCCTTTCGCGAGAAGAACAAGCCGATCTTTGACAGCCATCCGTCCTGGGAATTGAGGAAAGTCTGGGCGATCTGCTGGCCGCTGACGTTGTTTGTGGTTGTCACCTTGGCCCAATAGTAGCTGTACCAATAATCCACCCACCACGAATTGCGGCGGGCAAAACGCCAGCCTTCCCAGTCGGTCCGGGTCCTGATCCACTCGGCCTCGTTCGTGCGGCGCAGCGCAAGGTAGGCATAGTTCCAACGGTTCGCCCACCACCAGCGGTAGGAGCGCGAATAACGCCACCAGGGCCCGTAGCGCCAGCGCCATCGAATGCGACGCCGTCGCACAAGCTCGGTGGTCTCATAAGTATACTGGCTGATCTGCTCCTCGGAGGAGTACCCGGTAAGGTCCATGCGCAGGCCATGAGCATACTTGGGCAGCACAAATCCGGAGGTCTCGGTGACCTGCGGCTCGTTGGGATTGAGCAACGAAAGCACGCCAGTATCGGAAGCCGATGCCGGAAAGCGGATGCCTTCCTCGATTTCTGCGGAGAAGTCTGGATGGTCTTCTTGCGAGGTGGCCGTATCCAGCAGGCGGTCGGTGCCGTAGAAAATGAAGTCGCCGGGCTCGTTGACCTTGCTGCGCAGCTGCTCCAGCTCGCCGGTCAGATTGACCACATCGGATTTCATGGCAAAGAGCTCCATGCGGTCCGCCAGAGCGGCAAGATCGGTGCGCAGCGTGTCGACCTGACCGCTGATCTGGCCGCGCCAGTTTTCCAGAGCCGTGGTCTGGCGCAGCAAATTCCGCAAGTTGGGCAGCTTGTTTGGTCCCCATTGCTCAATGGAAATCACCCCTGAGGTGTCGAGCAGGACGTAAGCAATAACCGTCACGTTTTCGTCGGTTGTTGGATAGCTGGGCTCCGGGCCCTCAATTCCGACAACGGTCGACACCTCGGCCCGTCGCAGCTCCTCAAGTGCGACAGACTGCGGCTCGGTTGTCCCCGTTTGCGCGTCGATCAAAAAGTCCCGCGGCTGCACATCCGTTTCAACTGTCTGACCATAGGCAACGATGGCGACACGCTTTCGCGTCACCAGCGGCAGGACGTTGAACAGGTCCACGACGATGTCCTCGTTACGCGCATAGACGAGGCCGCCGGCATAGAGGCGACCCGATGAAAGGGTGACCTCGGTTGCTACGGTTTTCGTGGTCGCGAAGCCCGAATAGGCCTTCCCGTTTTCGATCGCGTCGAGGACGATGTGGTCGACCGAGGAGCGCATGAACTCCTGCATGTTGTTGAGATCGGCAGACTGCAGCTCCTGCCGATCGCGATAAACGACGGTGCTTTCCATCTTAAACCTCTATGTATTCGCCGAGCCTGACGCGGCCCATGGGGCGCCGGTCGCCGACTTTCGGCAGCCGGTAGGTCTTGGTGTTTATGAGGACTTTGTCCCGGAGCGATTTGGCGGCCATTGTGGCGCTTCGGGCGTTTTCAATCGGCCGGCTGCTGGCGGCGACAAAGAAGCCGTTGACAAAGCGGCCCACCGTCCGTGGATGCCGTCGCCCTTTTATGCGCGTCAGCACCTCTGCCGTGTAGGCGGGCATACCGAGGCGCGTAACGCCAAGATGCGTTGAGCGTTTCCGCTGATCCGGAACCCGATCGGGATCGTGGATGTGCCATCGCTCATAAAGGTAACGCCAAGCGACGCTCGGCGGCAAACATGCGCCAAGCAGGCGCGCGCCGGGAGCGCCCGGATGCAGGGCTGTCTCTTGCTTGTCATGCGCCTCAGCCACAAATCTCGGCTGCACATCAATCAGCTGCCCTTCTGGCCAGACCGTCGTGTACTGCTCTCGGCCAAGACGATAGGTGTAATTCGTATCCCGAGGGATGCGCACCATGCGCTGTCGAACTCCGTAGTCGTCTACGAGAAAGGAGTGTGCTTTGGGGGGCGCTCCAAGGTGGATTGCCGCGGTGGGCTTTGGACCAATGATAACCTCGTCATAAGCAAAGGCCTCGAAGCGTCCCAGACTTTCGGGAGTCACGACCCGGATGGTCAGACTTGTTTCCTCGCCCTGATCGTAAAGCTTGGCGGTCCGGATGTAACGGGTGCCTTCCAGCGAGACAGGGTTGACCGGACCGAGCCCCGTGGTGCCCAGCCCGCGTGCACAGGACAGGAAGAGACCGTAGCGTCCGGTGATGCCGCGCGCGACAAACGGATAAACGCGGAGTTGCGCAAAGCGGTCGAGATATGCCGCGCGCTCCTCGTCGGTCAAAGCCTTGGCAACGTAGGTTTTGGCCGGCGGGACAACAAAACGCCTGGGGTCCGCTCCCATGACATTGAGCGCCTCGCTGATCGCCGTTTGTGTCCCTTTGATTGCATGAAACGGCAACGCGCGCGCCGTCCGGTTTCTTTTTGTCTCCACCGGCCAGCTGCTGTCCCACAGATCGACAGACAGGCCCCATGACAGCCAAGGCAAATGCGTCTCTGGTACATCCCTCGGACGGATCAAGTGCCGTAGCGCAACGGGCAGCTCGGCAATCCGAGCGCCGGTCAAATCGGCAGCTTCCTCAAAAGCCGTCCGGTTATCCGGCAGTAGGGTCTCTTGTCCCATGGGGGTGTTTCCTATTCATCGCGGAGGGTGGCGACAGAAATATCGATCGCGTCGATCGCGTAGACTTCCGTGGGACCGAGGACCATGTCCTGCGTCGGCGAGGTCAAATTGACCGAGTGGACGCCGTCCTGATGCAGCTTCGAGAAGATTGCGGACCGGCGCAGGTTCATGCCCAGCATTCGGTTTGACTGAACCCACTCGGTGAGCGCGGCCAGAGCGCGGGCTTGAACGACACCACCGTCCGGGCCCGGATAGAGCGTTAGCGTGGCGGTGATGTGCACGCGCTGCACGCGGGGTCCAAGCACCTCCACGATGTCAGTCAGCGGGCGCACATCGTTGTCGATCAGAGATCGCTTGACCGTCTCGATCTCGGCATCGCTTGGGCACGGATTGCCGCCTTCGCGAAGCAGTGTGACCCGGACCGTTCCGGGCCCTGTTGTGATGGCCGTGGCGTCTCGCGCCCAAGCGGCAGCCTTGAGCGCATGGTAAATATACGCGCCAGCCGGGCCAGCCACGGAAAACGCCTCTGGTGCAAGCTGCACACGGCGGCGAAGCCGCGTGTCGCTTTCCATGACCAACGCACCGGTTTCGTTTTCAACCTGCTGGCGCTGCGTTCCGAAAAGCGCTGCGATATGATCAAGGTCGGCCCCAGAGGCCGACGCAAGAAAGACGGCGCGTGCGGCATCGTTGATGCGCCCGCGCAGGAGCATTTCGCGATAGGCAAACGCCTGGATCAGCTTGCGCGCAGGCTCGCTTTCCAGATCGATCACACCCGCGATGGCCGGAAACCGTACGACCAGATCGTTGCGCATGTCTGTGACGATCGCCTCGAAATCGAGGCGTTCGATCACGTCTGGTGGCGACAGGCTGGACAGGTCAATAGCTGTGAAACGGCTCATTGTCGGGCCTCGCGGTCCTCGATCAAAACCCCGTCGGGGTTGGCATAGGCATCAATCCGTCGCGCGCCCTCGACGGTGAAGTCCCCGTAAACAGCACGGGGCCGATATTGGCCCTCAAGGAAAAAGTGCAGATGGCCAGATCGCGTCACCTCCATGATCTGGATGCGGGTCACGCGATACCGCGGCTCCCATTGCTCGATTGCCGAGGTGATGGCGGCGAAGAACGGGGTCACGTCATTGGCCGAAATATTGCGCCCCAGCAGATGCGGGACAAAGGAGCCGTACCACTCGCGCATGATCCGGGAACCAAACCGGGTCGTGAAGATATCCCGCAAGCTCTGAACCACATGTGGCCAGCCCTGAAGGACGCCGCCTGT